TGTGATCGGTTCCAAGTTCTTTCTCCTTTCTGCGGCCAGCGGCCGAATGAAATCCTCGTACAACCAGAATGCCCTGTCAACTACCTCCGACCCCTTCCGTGCAGGATTGACTGCCAGAGCATAAACAGAAAAAACCGGATCATATGCTTCTTCGGCGGCGGATCGGTCGGCAACTTCAGCGGCCCGGGAGGGAATTGCTTTTGTTTCATCCGCGGCGCTCCTTGTGCTCGAGGTCCGTCCCATCGAGCCACACCTCGCAACCGTTACGCCACGCAGAATCCGATCCTCGCTCAGTTTTGAACGTCTCGCACTTTGCGTGTTGATGCCACTCTTTGCCGGTCATCCTAAATTGTTTTTCTTTGTTGTAGTCCCAGCCCCAGAGCTTCGTCCGGGGCGGCAATGCCATGGTTTTCATAGAACACCACCTGTAGCTTTGGCGATAGCATCCGTACAAACGTCGCCGGTCAAGATTCCCTCAACGTCTCCCATGCGACCAGCAAGCCACGCTTCGCGAACGTCGCGCAAAACTTCCAACAATTCTGGAGCTGCTGCGAGCAAGTAAGCATTTGCCTCTGTCATATCAGCACTCCAGTCTTCGCCATTAACCATTGCGATACGCCCATCAGCACACACAACATCAAAATCTGTTGTGGGCGATCCATCGACGCTCCAAGGGCCCGAAGTATGCTCTGACATTGTCGTCTCCTTTCTAACTTTCTACGCTGGAACATCCCAGCAACCCGAATCTATACCAACGGCTCACGCCTCTGCAAGTGTGTACATGAGCATATGCCACGGGACCACGCCGTAGTGATAGCGCACGATCGGATCGGTGTCGATGCCCGACTTCGCGAGCTCGAGCACTTGCTTTCCAGAAAATAACAAGAGCTGCCCTTCCTTCGATGCGACCTTACCCGGCGGCACATAGAGCACCAGAATGAACGTGCGCACTCCAAGCTCCGCATGGCGCGCATGGAAGGCGATCTGATGTGGCGAAAGCTTCACCTTGCGGCCGTGCTTCACCACCTTGAGCTCGACCGGGACGAACTCGCCTGTTTGCTTCAGCGCAATGAAACAGTCCGGGATGCCAAGATTTACCCGCGACTCAATCCGGGTAATAAGGCAGTTTGGGAGGTTTTCCTTTAGGCGCTGGTACAGGCTCGTCTCTGGCTTCGCTGGCATCCACTAGCTCCTCTGCCTCTTCGGCTTCCTCGATCTCGGCATCTTCGGGCTCGTCATGCTCGAGCTGGGTCGGCTCCTCGAGACTCTCCTCGACTTGCTGCGGCGTCACGTCGATGATCGGGCTGCCGTTGCCGTACAGCTTCTTGATCTCCTCGAGCTTGCGCATGACCTCTTCCTTGCTCATGGAATCGATCGTGCCGTGCCGAATCTCCTTGCGATCGATGTAGATCGTTCCAAGAGCTTGCCCGCGACGGTACTCCGCTTGTACCGCGGCGCCATACGCTCCCGCGGCCAGAGCTTGGTCACGAATGACCTGTAGGTCTCTCATGTGCCGCTCGTAGGTCGTGCCGTACTTTTCGGCCATCTCCGCTCGAGCCTTTTGAATGGCAGCGACGATATGCGGATTTTTGTCGGGATTGGTCAGCGTCTCGGCCTTCGTGGCCGCGTTCTTCTCGGGCCACCCCGCACGGACCACGGCTTCCTTGAGCGTGACGTGTCCGTCCCCCGAGACAAACTCATTGACGAACTTCCATTCCTGCGTCGTGAGCTCTCGGTGCTTATGTGGCTTCACGGGCCGCGCGAGCTTCTCCAGCGTCTGCGGCTGGAGGCCCTTGCCGATCTTCTTGCCAAACTCCTTGTCAGCCTTGCTGCGTAGCTTCACGCAACCCTCCACACGCGCCAGCCGTCCTCGACCTTGCGGCATGAGAACTTCGTCCCGTGGCGCTTGGAGTACATCCACGCGGCGCTACGGGCGTTCTTCGCCGACTCGGCATCGGCTAACAGGAAACTGTCCCCCACGGCCATGACCGGGAAGGGGTACTTCTCCCGCTGGGCTTCGGCGGGGATCGGAATGCCCGAATCAACTCTTAACATGCCACTAGTCTACTCCGAGCAATTCGGGATCGTCCAGAGGCTAAATAGCGGTTTACTAGTACCTCAGAGGGGTCTACTAGTTTTTCAATTTCAAAAATTCATCCCGCGCGCGCACCCCAGAGAAATTACACCCACTGACCTCCTGTAATTCACCGTGTAGCTCTAACACACTGATTTACAAACATTCTTACACCATTACGTCTATTACGCCATTTTTTGAAAAAAAAAAAACAAAAACATAGTAGACCCCTCTGGAGTCCTACTACTGTGCGTTTTTGGCGCTTTTTGGCCATCAGCCGGTCATTTGCTGTCCCTTGGTCCGTGGTCCATGTTGCTTTAACCCAACACCCCTCCCCAAAACCCAACAACTTAACTCCTTGATTCTTAACAAGTTAATTTAGTTGACTCATTGACCAGTCTATGAGATAATATGTTGTCGGCCCTTCACGGTGCCGGCGTTCTTTAACAACCAGAAAGGAGAAAGCCAAATGGCTAATCAAGTGACTGTAGCCCAGAAGCTCTTTGAGAAGTTCGTCATGTTGAGCGCCAACGACGCTCGTTTGACGGTAGTCCTGGTCCGTGAGCCACGGCCCTCGGTGGTCGTAGCGTTGCAGGAGGACGATGGGGACTTGACCCCGCTCGCTCGACTCTTAACCAAGGAGGAGATCGACGGGATGGTCCCGGACTTCGACAAGACTCGGAAGCTGGCGTTAGCGTTCCGAGAGGCGCGGGCCGTGGACAGTCGGACGCGATCGGAGGAGTTTGGGGACGGTAAGCCTCATCCGCTCTTCTCGATGGACGGTTTAGACCGGCTGGGTCTGTAAGACGAGGGCCCCGGGGAGTGATCCCCGGGGCCTTTTGCTTTGTAAAAACCCCCGGGTCTTTCGGCCCGGGGTCCGCGGCAGTTGATGGCTGGAGTGCTGAAAAAGCGCCGCGACAAACTTACTGGACACCCGCGCCCATAGCCTTCTTGAAGTCTCCTTCAAGCATACGGGCGGCGGTGCGGACGGTCATGATCTCGCCGAACTCGATCTCTGAGACGTCGACCTCGAGGGGGCCGGGGATGAGTCCAGGAACAACGACCACGGGCCCGACGAGCCCGTAGCGCGTGCCGTTGATCGTGAGGGTGATCATCTGCACGAGGGAGGGCCGATCGTCGAGCTCGAGGTCGTCCATATCGTTCATGCCTTCATGTTGCGCCCGGACTCGTACCAATGCAAATCGAGCAAGAGCCGTTCGATATGCGTGGTGAGCCCGTCGCGTTCTTGTTTAAGACCACGAACCTGTTCCGCGAGCGTCTCGAGGAGGACGTTCTGCACTTCGATCCGTCGGCGCAGCTCGAAGACGTACTCACGGAGTTGCAAGTCGTGGATCGGGATGGGCGGATCGTCGGTGCTGTTGATGGCCGGGCGCATCATCTGACAACCCCACGTATCCTATCGGATACAAGCTTGGCATAGCCGGCGATGTCGTCCCACGAGTCGGCCTTGTTGGGGTTGCCGTTGACGATACGGGACATCTTGGTCGCGATCATCTCGAGGGCTTCCCATTGATCGTCCGTGAACGTGCGGCCGTGATCCTCGGCATGCTCGGCCATGGCGCGCTTCAGTGCCTGGGCAAGTCGGGCATTATCGCCGAACGTGCCGTAGTCACTCGCGCGGGTGTCGAGGATGCCATCGAGAGCCGTGGTCCGTGAGTCTCGATCCCCGAACAGCGCATCCACTTCGTCGTTCGTGAGAAGTGGCTTATCCATCTTCTCACGCCACGTGGGCGCGGCGACTTCAGCGTTGCCCGCGGCCTTCTCGCGCAGCTTGTAGGCGTAGGGAAGTGATATCCCGAAACGCTTGGCAACGGAGGCCACCTTCGCGCCGGGGTTATCGTGGAACCAGCCGAGAGCGCGTTGGGCAGAGTCGGACTTCTTGAGTTTCTTACGGAGTTTCATTGAACATTTCCTTCTGTTGATAGAGGTAGGCGACGCAAGACGGCGGCAGGATCGTTTCGCTTGAGTCGTAGGCACAGGCCGCGGCGATCGGATCGGAGGCGCTGCTGATGTACTCCGTTCTCAGATGCAAGCTGTACGTGAGGTACCCGAACATGCCGAGAAGAATAGAGCCAAGTACGCTGCAAATAGCGACAAAGAACTTCGTATCACTTTCCATATCAATCTCCTTTCTAGGCTTTCTAACGATTAAAAGTATTCTCTTCCGCCCCTCGCGCATCTCCAATTGGGTTTAGGAAGATGCGGGTCGATGGGCCTGCGCCGATT